AGTAGCGACTTTAGGCTTAACAAGAATTGTTGTAGATTTAAATCTAGGTACAGTAGCGACTTTAGGCTTAACAAGAATTGTTGTAGATTTAAGTGTTGGTACAGTAGCGACTTTGGGGGTAACAGCAATTGTTGTAGGTTTAAAAGAGCTAAATTCTGCTGTTCTAGAACGGTTTATACTACCTCCTGTTGCTAAAATAGCCTTACCTAGACTAATAATCGCCGCAGTATCCTGCCCACTAATCTTTGTCCTAGTTATTAAATTAATTAAGTTTTTATTAGTCTCATCAAAGCCAGCAACCCTAAGTTCGGCTAAGGCTTTCATGGCTAACCCAAACCCAACGGTATTCTTTTCCAAGGCCCCCGTATTATCCATAATCTCTTTTTGTAGAGTAGAGTTAACTACGGATAATCTTTCAGATATGTCATTTAACTCACTAAGGGTTTGCCCTAATTTTTCTATAGCGGCAACGGTGACACGAAGGGCAAGTTCAGCCCTCCAACTTGACCCAACAAGATCTGATATACCACCTTTTAGCTTAGATAACATGCTAGTATTTTTAGAAGTCTCTGATGCCATATTTATTTCCCTAACCTAAATCTAACTAAACCGTCTATTTTTAACTTATTAAATGTCTTGTACTGCCTTTTTCCAAGTAATAACGAAAACATACTTTTAAAATATCTATATGTTCCTATTTTCCTAAGGACATTAAAATCAATATTATATAGAGATCCTAGAATAGACCTTAAAGAATCTACGGAGGCCCTCTTAAGGTCAAAACAAGACAAAAGCTTATTTCCAGTGTTGGTATTTGTAAAAAAGGGATCCCTTGTGCCTGTTCTCTCATTTAAAACGCATAAAACCATAAAAATATTGCCACCATAGCTAAAAACAGCGATATCCAAAGGACGAAGCTGGGACATACCCCCAGGTATGGGTTCAGATTTATAATCTACATCCTCTCTAGTAATAGCAAATATCTTTTCTACTAAATCTAGATTTTTCTTTTTATTTACAGATTTTATGGACATTTTATTTTAAAGAAGTGCTTCTTACCATATATTATATAAATATATATTGATCAACTAATGAATACTGAAAATTATGAAATAATAGAATTTATGGATTTACTAAACTTTACCTTTAGTGATAAATTTGTTGAAAAATGGAGATATAAGTACTCTATAGCTTTTATTAAGAAATTTCAATTTAAAATCCTTAAAGGCATTAGTGAAAAAAAACCAATAAAGAAAAAAAGTCTTTACCAGTATTTAAGTAAAAAATGCAAGTACAATACTGAACAAATAGACAATTTCTTTATAGATATAGAAATAGACATCTATTATCCTTTAGTAATGTAATGTTCTGCAACACAATAAGCAATTCCAAGCGAGAAACTTTTAAACAGTGTCGATTGAAGTATAAATATAATTATGTAAATAGGTATGAATCTACTGACATTGGTAATACTGGTGCTTTGCACTTTGGCTCCTTTATACATGAAATATTTGAAAAGGGATACACCAGCACTTCTTTGAACCAGCTTCTAGAGATAGCTAATGGTCTTAAGGATAAGTACGATTTCCCAGACAAGTACAATAAAGACATAGAAAAGTGCTTAAAGAATTTCCTACGCTTTAACGCCCAGCTTCCTAAGGAGACTCTTATAGAGCATCACTTTGTAGAAGAGGTTATTGAAGGTATTAAGCACGAAGGGTATATTGATAGGATTGTTAAATCTCCTTCAGGGACTGTTTTAGTAATAGACTATAAAACCTCAAGAAGGGAGAAAAGTAAATTTGAGTTATTCAATGACAATCAAGGAAAATCCTATGTTTATGCTGCCCATAAGCTCACCAGAGCCCCAATTAAAGATATAACTTTTTCTCATTATTACCCTCTCACAAATAATATAGTTGCAGTAACCTATACTGAAGGGGCCATTCGCCAGCACATAAAATCTATAATAGATGAAGTTTGGACTATAAGGAAATGTAAAAGTGATGACTTATATCCAAGCAAAAACGAGTTTTGTCAATGGTGTTCTTACAAATCCATATGCCCTCTCTATAATGATGTTGAGGTTGTTAAAGGAAGATTAGACGAATGTAAGACAAGGCCAAAGAGAAAGAAATGATTAGAGAGTGGGTACAAGAGAACATAAAAGATGGTAGACTTCAAAGTGGTGGGAGAGAATGGGTATGCAAATCTTTATTAGAAGAGAATGATTACAATCGTCACATGTCTATTAATTTAGATAATGGACTGTGGCAGTGCTTTAAAAGTGGTGAGACAGGAAATTTTTACCATTTAGTGTCTATAGTACGGGGTGTACCTTACAATAGAGGTAAAGAAATTTTTTACAGTTATTGTATTGAAAACGGTGCTTTACCTGAGGATAGCAACTGGATCCCTTCATTACCAGATATAAAGAGTATTGAACATCCTGAATTCAAACACATAGAAAAAGGATCCTCTGCTTGGGATTATGTAGTTGGTAGAAAACTTAATACCGCTAGGTTCTACGAATGCAGCGAGGGGCGTTTTGCTGGTCGTTTGATAATTCCTTTTGAGGATGAGCATGGATTATTTTATTTTAATGCTCGTTCCTTGCGTGGACAATACCCTAAGTACCTTAATCCAAGTTCAGAAGAAGGTGTCAAATCCTCCCATGTTCTATTTCCTTATGATACTGAATCTACTGAACCATTATTTATTACTGAGGGGGCTTTTGATGCCATATCCCTTAAGGAAGTTGGCTTGAATGCTACCTGCACTAACGGATGCTCACCATCCTTCATTCAGATGACCTATTTAAGGGCATACAAGGGTCCTATAGTAGTAGCCTATGATAATGACCCTGCGGGGAGAGAAGGGCTAGAACGCTTCGACAGGCTGCGTAAACGCAAGTGTATGCCCACAATTAACTATGTGTTCCCTACCAGTAAGCATAAGGATTGGAATGATATGCTTAACACAGGACCTGATACCCTTCTAAAGTGTGCCACAAACTATAAATCTTATGAGTGGTCTAACCTAGTTCTTAGCGCACTGTAAAGTACATCATTGGTGATATGATTGTCTCATTCATCATGTTATACTTAGCTTCAACAGAATAACTGCCTGTACCAGCACCTAGATCCGTTATATTCCCACTAGTTAACGAAGAGGTATCAAAAGAGTAAATCATAGTATTATCACCAGTAACACTAACATATGCAGAAGTATCTGCGTAACTCTTAACCTCAACCCTGGCTGGTAAATTAGAATCTTCGTTATGTTTAAGTATTCTAAATTTAGAGTTTTGAATAACTCCCTCTGATAAAGTGTTCTTTATAGTTTGGTCGATATTCTTATTCATTACTGTAACCTCTGTAGCAATTTTAAGATCTATAACCTCTCCAAGTCTTACTTTATTTGGAACTAAATTGGTTTTTGATTTTAATATAAGAGGTTCAGTAACTGCAACAAAAGAATCAGGGAATAACTTTACATCATTTATAAATACTGTCCAATCAGTATTTGATGATACTTTTACAGTCCATACATCAATATAATCCCCTATGGAACTGGCCTGATTTACTATGGTTGTACCGTCTCTGGTTACTCCACTTACGGTTTGAGTCCCATCCAGGACAACAGCGTATTCTCCAGTACCAACCTTGTAAATAGAGGAAGCACTACTAGAATCTGTGTTAAAAAGGCTAGAATCCTTAACAGAACCAGACCATCTGTATTTTACAGTACTAGCGGCAGTATCCGAAATAAGTTGTGTACCTGAGGCTAATACTGTTTCTGGGGACACATTTTGGGATTTTAGGAATAAACTTACGGAACTAACAGCATATAAATCCTGAAAAACACCATTATTAATTATATTAAGCCTTAGAATGTCTCTGCTAAGTGTTCCTGGGCGGTTGTGTCTTTCAACGACTGTTATTCCGTTTAGTTGCATTTATACTCTCCTCTTGAGCCATAATCTCTTCTTTAAAGAAACCTAGAAAGTAATTTCTCTCAGATCGGTTCATACTTTTAACATCTGTGTAAGAAAATTTACACCTTCTGACTAATATATAGGCTTCCCTGAGAAGATTTTCTAAATTGTTTTGGACTAGCTCACTGAGAAAAAATTTTTGTCTAAAGGGAGTTCCATTTTAGTATCTACCCCACAAACACTACATCTAGCCACAACTTCTGTACTTATACCATAACCCTCACACATAATTTCCGAAACCATGGTGTTAACATCCCCAGCAGGGAGTTTAGATAAAACTCCCTGTATAATTAGTGGATCATCGTATTTATCAAACTTTATAATAAATCTCCAAAGATTATCTAGCATTTTGCCAGTTTCTGCTATAAGGGTTTCATCACTAACAGAAGCTCTTTTTAGAGTAACCTTTTTTTTACACATAGGTAAGGTTATTGTTATTTTTTCTGAACTATCCCCCAAAGAAACAACGGGCATTTCATTAATATCAATGCTTATAGTTTGTTGTTCTTTACAAGAAGGACAAGACATCATAAATTTATACACGGACCCAAAAGATATTTCTCTTAATTTAAAAAGAAGATAAATCTTATCAATTAGTAATATACTATCACTTTTTAGATCAGTTACACACTTATCTATCAAAAGATTTGAAGGATCCCCTCCTTTTTTGGAAATAGCAACCATCTGCTTTTCTTCCTCAAAGGTAATTGGTTTAAGATTAGCAAAACCACCTGACGGTAGTTTAATTTTAACTTCTGCATTTGTAGATAACTCAGATAACAGATCCCCTACAATAGAATCTACATTTACTTTTTCTTCTTTTATGACCATACGAATAAAAACTCTAAAGTATTATAGTCTATAATAATGTATGAAAATTGTTGTAAGTAACAAAAAATCTAAACTAATTACAGATAATCCAGAAATACTTAGAGTATTGGGTAACTTATATAGTTTTAAAGTCCCAGGACACGAATATACTCCTTCCTATAGAAGGAGGCAGTGGGATGGGAAGAAGAGGTTTTTTTCTAATACAGGGTCTTTTGGCACTGGGATGCTTAATTCTATTTTAACAGATTTAGATAAAGTTGGTTGTACACCAGATATTGAGTATGAATATGAGACACCTGAACCAGTAAATGTAAAGAAGATAGACAGTTTTACATATTTTGATTATCAAGAAGAGTCTATAGCTTACGGTTTAGATGCAAAAAGATGCATTATAAAAGCCCCGACTGGTGCAGGAAAAACATTAATAATGGCTGGTTTAGTTAAATCTTTACTTCCTAGAAAGATGGTTATACTTTTCAATGCTAAAGGGTTACTAAAACAAACATACGATTTTCTGACAAAGGAGTGTGGAATAGAAGATGTTGGTGTTTGCTTTGGAGAAGGTTATAAAGATGGGAACATTATGCTATGCACTGTTCAAAGTATAAGTAAAATTATTGATAATTATGTTGCTGATGCTGAAGTTCTTATGGTAGATGAGGTTCATGAATTCTCTAATGGGGATACTACAGTCGCAGCCATTGAAAGCTTTCCAAAAGCTCTTTTTCGTTATGGGTTCACAGCCACAGTCCCTCCTGATAATATCCCTAAATGGACGCTAGTATCAGCCTTTGGACCTATATATTCCTGTAAAAATGTTTCTAACTTAATAGAAGAAGGTGTATTAACAAAACCAATAATACAAATCCTACCAGTCCCAGAATCAGACATAGAAGATTCGGAATTAGGATACAAAGAAGTTTATGAAAGCCTTATAGTTAATAATAAGGTACGGAACGATATGATAAAAGATCTAATAAGTAATATAAAAGAAACCCATGAAAAAGCAAGAATACTTATACTCGTCAGAAACCTGGAACACGGTAGAATCCTTCAAGAATCACTTGGAAGAGACACTTTCTATATGCAAGGAGAGGACGATATCAGCAGTAGGTATGCCACTATACGAAGCTTTACGAACTGTGAAAGAAACTCAATCCTTATTGGAACTAAAATTCTCCAAACAGGAGTTAATATCAAAGAAATCACCCATTTCATTAATGCTAGAGGACTTAAAAGCCCAATTGCAACAATCCAAGCTCTTGGACGGACTTTACGCAAACACTCTAGTAAAGAGGTCGTATACATCTATGATTTCATGGATAAAGGAAAATATTTAGCAGCACACGCTAAAAAGAGACTAAACACTTATAAAAAAGAAGGACACAAGGTAATAGAATTATGAAATCTACTGAAGAACTAATAAAAAAGAGAGGCAGGCTTACAGAAGCCGAAGTAAAATCAATAGGAAGCATTAAATCTGGCTTATCTTTAATTGAAAAAAAACCTGATATATCTATTACTGGTCTAAGGGAGATTCAAAACCTTTATTCTACTATTAGGGTATTAAAAGAAAGCTATACCGAAAAAGTTATTAATCTTCTTAAAGAAGGTAACAAACTTTAAAGAATCCTTCTAATATAGAGGTAGCTTTCCCCAGCTAATGTAAGGACAGACCCTGTAGCAGTAGTCTCTCTAGTAGCCCCTATCTTCAAAACTTGGCCTGAGGTAAATTCCCTAACGAAGGTAGCCAAGTTATAACTAACATTATCATGTCCTGTTGAAATTCTAATATATCCAGTCTTTGAAGTCGGGCCAACATCTACTCCATCAACCTCACACCTTAATACTGATCCAGTTCTCTGAGACCCTCCAGTACCAGTAACACCTATATCGAAACTGATTTCATAGGTCCCTGCTGTATTAATAACTACACCGTCACCACCACCAGAAACTGTATAATCAGTTGTAGCAGCCCCTCCAGAAGGGTCTATAGTACCAAAAGTAATATAGCTTTTAGAAGCAGCGTTAGTTTCAGAACCTCCAGCAGAATCAATTAGCTGGATAAATGATTGGTAATACCCTGTCGCTTTATCAGCTATAACAGCTTCTGTATCCGTTAAGAACTGTGGGAAATCGGAAATCGACTTAGTAGTACCTGCTCTATTGAAAACATAATTAGTAGTAGCACTAAAATATAAATTAGTTCCAGCATTAACAAGATACGAATCACCAGAACTTAGCCCAAAATTATTAGATAAAATATTACCAAACTTACCTTGAGCATTAGTATCATCAAAGTTTATATTACCTGTTGCAGCCCTACTACCATCTACAAGTAGATACTGGGTATGATCGTCATCTGCCAAACCAGTCAGTAACCCATGATCTATAGATCCTACTGTAAAATGCTTTGAAGCGTCAGTTGCATGTGCGTTGTAAGTAGAGGATAAAGTATATTGAGGATGATCATCATCAGCCAAACCAGTTAGTAAACCATGATCTATTGAGCTTGCTGGGGTTGCTGATACCCACGATGCTTCATTTCCTGAAATGTAAGAGGATAGTGCGACCGTAGAAGTTTCAATGCTAGTTACTAAACTTGATAATGTAGAATTAGTAGAAGATAAAGTATATTGAGGATGATCATTATCACTTAACCCAGTTAATGCTCCGTGATCAGTAACACCACCACCTCCTCCCCCACCCGCTACAGCAGAGGCATCCCAAAAAGAACCATTCCATACTAAGGAATTACCTGTTACTGGTGCTATAAGAGGTTGTATATCAATTAAACTTGAAGAAAGTGTTAAGGCATTTATACCAAGATTATCTTTAAGCGTAAGTAGACTAGATGTACCAGTCCCACCCTGAAGAACACCTACAGTATCTCCTGACTGGAATTCGCCAATAGTAGGTATCCCAGAAACAGTTAAAAGCCTTAAAGGTATTTTATCAGCCATATCTTATTATATCAACCTCTTCCGTGAGAAAAAGCAGTTCCGTCTGCAAATAACAAAGAAGCGGAGACTGTAGACAGTGTTTCGTTATGGAATACTGATCTAATAAAAGGGCTTCCTGCTATAGCAGCATGAAGGTTAATAATAGCGTCCTTGCTCCCAGGAGTAGTAGCGTTTCCTACATAAGTGGCTATACCTGCTTGAGATGAGTCCCAAATCCTAACGGCATAGCGGTCTGTAGTTATTTTATATAATACAGCAGAGTAGTCGTTACCTTTTCTTCTTTTTAGGTCACCTTTCCCAAAAATAGTAAGAATTTTATCACCGTTAATATCTCTAAAAGGGATATAACAATCCCTAACCCTTTTATTTTTGTTTAATCTACTGACAGAGCTTTTTTTAATAGTTCTAACAGGTGTTAAGCTTTTAAACATTAACCACCTACCCGTTTTCTATTATCAGCAAGGGCATTTACTACATTAACTACACCATAAGTAATTGCATAAGTAGTAGCAGTTGTTGTTGTTTGTGATAGAATAATAGAAGAAATTGTATCTCTAGGAGGTAGAGAGAATATTACTGACCCAGTTTCTATAGAAGCTACTGCCCCAGGGGTGCCACTCACATGAGTATTTATATTAGCAGCATCTTTGAAAGTAGCGTCTGGTTCAGAGAAGCTAAGTCCACTAGGAGACACTAAGAAATAATCACCACCACCACCAGATACAGCCTCTACTTGAACATAATTAGCATCAACGCTAACCCCAGAGCTATCAACAAGAGGTATTATTTCCTTAGTAGTACCAGTAACAGTAACAACTTTTGTAAATGGTCTATAAGCTTCTCTCATAATTACTCCTGATCTAGTTCCTCGGGTCCACTGACAAGATCTTCAATATCTTTTAAAGTATTCATTAGGTCTTTAGTTGACATTACTTCAACCTCGTCACTAGATTTTACTTCTTCCTCTTCTTCTGAAGATGGTTTTTCGTCTTTGTCACTAGATTTTACTTCTTCTTCCTCTTCTTCTTTGTCTATGATATCTAAAACAGCATCTTCATCTTCTAAGATGAGCTTATTCATTATTAAAGAAACGGAATCTTCCTCTCCAACAGCCTCATTTAATTCAAAAGAGGAGGATATATGTTCGTCCTCATAAAACTTAGTGAGACCAGAGTTTTCAAATAGGTATTTAATACCTTCGTTAATATCAATAGCTTCAATACCGTTCTTATTTTTAAGCATTTCTGACATTTTTACTAAACATTCTCTTATAACACTGTTTCTAGGAGAAACCTTAGCAATAGACTCAAATATAAGTGCTTGAGTGTTTAATAAGGTCTTGAAAGTAGGAATTTCTTTAATATTATTAATATTAATTCCATATTTCTCTTGTAAAAGATTTGATACTAAACTCTTAAGAGGCTTTTTCATCTCAAACAATGATTGAACATACTCTTTAAGGTCACTTTTACTATAAGAAATGCTTTCATGGAGAGTGTCTAAGTTTTTAGAGATAGTGTTTGATAGCTGCTTCTTGGAAATAATAGCAAGATAAGGAATACTAACAAAAGCTTCAACAAGAGATTTTTGTATTACCTTTTTATCATTTTCAAAAATATTTCTAGAAAGTTTAGAAATGCATTCCTCAGTAACCCAAACAGTATCAAAAGACTTCTTAGATTCAATAATCTCTTTCTTCATCAATTCCTGCTTACAAACCATTTCATAAAGATTTGCTGACTCCTGGAGGGGGAACTCTACGCATTTTTGTTCTTGTAACTCATCGAGGGACACTCTCTTTAAATTAAATGCAGTTGATACGGTATTTGAAAGTTTAACAGCATTACTAATTTCAGAAATATTTGATACTTTCTCTAAGTTTTCTCCAAGAAATTTAGATATATTCTCTGAAAGCTCTAGAAATCTTTCAAATTCAGGGGTTTCTAGAATATTGAAAGTATTATTGAAAGCTTCCTTCTTTTCTCTAAGATTACCTACAGTTTCGTTAAATTTAACTCTTTGGAACCAAGAATCCACTATAGAATTAAAAATATTGCTAGATTCAGATAAGCTGTCAGAGTAAATGCTTTCTATAAGAAGAGAAATTTGATTCTTGGAGGATGAATCAAATTTCTCTTCATTAGTAAAAACCTCGCCAGATTCGACTGCTATATTATCAAATATTATTTTATCTGTAAAATAATAATTCCCTTCTATTATATCTCCACTTTCAGAAACAAAAGTAACTAGGTTATCTGAACCATCTATAGAAAAGATAGACACATTTTCTCTTAAAATGTGTCCTAAATTATCTGATAGAAGATTTAAATTAGTAATTTTTTTGTTTCTTTGATTAAAAAACTTTTCCATATTAGTGTATTTAGTATATAAACACTATTTATATAGTGTTAAGCGTCTCTTTTAAGGATCACTTATTTTTATTTTTAATAATTCTTTCGATTATTTTGTATTTTTTTGAATCTGTACCTTCTTCTATAATAAATTTATTCTTTAAATAGGTAAGTTCATCAACCTCTTCCTTCTTAAGAGTTTTTTTAGGTTGTGCTTTCTGAATTTCCATATCATTTTTGGCTTGATTATTAGATACTTCCATATCTATATCGCCCTGTGCCTGAGCCTGTTCAACCTCTCCCGCTAGTTGAGTTTGTTGTTGAGCGGCCATTTGCTTGTTTTCCTGTTCAGCAGCCTCCTCTTGCTCCTTACTTAATTCTTCCTTAATTATTTCAATTTCTGTATCAGTAAGGTTATAAAATTCTTTATAGATATTACTTGTTGGGAATAATCCAGTACCAACCACAGCTTGAACTACCCTGGCCTTAGCCTCATCAATTTCTAATTTTCTTTTTATAAATACATCAGATGCGTCAGGCAGTTCTATTTTAATGTCTTTTATTATACTTTTAGGATATCCTATAAGTTCTAAATGTTTTTTTGCTATTTCTGTTATTCCTATAGCCACACTATCCTGAATTCTTTGTATAACTCTAGCAAATTTAACATCAAGTTGGGACAAGTTTGCCTTCCTCTCAGGAGATTTATCATATTCAACTATATAATCCTTAGGAATTTTTAATGTTGCAAGCAATTTATCTCTGAAATATTTAACATCATCAACTTCCCCTAAATTCTCAGCGCCCTTTAAAGTTTCAACTTTTGTACCTTGATTTCCTCTAACAGGGATATAAAAATCCTCATCTACTGAAAGTGGGTTATAACGAGCATCAATTTTATTGTCATTATGAAATTTTTCCTTCTTAAATCTAGTTTTTACTGTTTCAAGGAACGCTTCAGCCTTAGAAGAAGGTAGGTTTCCTATATCAATATAAAAAATCCGTCTTTCTGGTGCCCTTGAGAGACGATAAACTAGCATAGCATCTTCCATAAGTTTTAATGAACGATATACCCTCATAGCACCAGCTAGAATGGATTTCCCATAAGGATAATACTTAGGGTCTGATGTGTGTAATCTAAAATGTATTATCTGATTTTTATCTAATTCAACATAATTATCAGTCTGATTACCCCAAACTCCTGCATTAGAGTTTGCATTAGGTATTTGTTGAAGAAATGTTTTTAAATACCCAAATTTGTCCTCAATTCTAAGAATATAGTAAGGGTTTAGTATTTTAATTTTTCTTACCCCATCAGTCATATTACTAGCATTTGCGACAATTTCAATAAAGGAATCTCCAAATTTACAAGTACCTCTTACTAAATCCCAATAAACCCTATCTAATCTAATTCTTGAAAATAAATTCTCAATTTCTGAAATAGCATCAGAACTTTCTGAACGAACTAACCATTTTTTATTTCTAAGATCTTTTTGTGTAGAATCGTCTGCATAAATATCAAGAGCGGCTACGATTTCTGGGTAATCGTCCATTTTCTCATACTCATCGTATCTCCTCTTTCTATTGAGTTCTGACTCTGGCATAAGGGGTAGCCCCCTAGTATACCCCCATAAAGGTTGTGCCACAGAGTCTAAAGGAGCTTTATGGTTTACTAAAAGATCTCCCTCAACACCTCTTGGGTCATTAACAGAAGCAACCTTTTCCTGAGCTTTTGTGGCAAAAAATCTTGCAAAAATCTTTGACATATACCCAGTGGAGTACATCATAGACCTACCACTTGAACCGTCAGCTACAGGTGTCCAAGTCGTAAGACCAGGACCAGAATCTTCATTTATTTTATAATCCATGTTATGTCCTCCTCTATACTTCCAGTAGATGTCATCATTTTATGAGATTTTAAAGGTATGGGTGGTTTTTTATCTTGAGAGTGTTTAAATTTAACTATGTCTGGGTTATGCTCAATATACCTTCTACCACCATATATAGTTAGTGCTAAACTCATAACAAGATCATCATTTTGCCCAGTATCCGCTTTAACTTTACCGCTGTTGCTTATAATGAAGGTATTAAGCTCCTTAACTGTCCTTTTTGAGTTAATTTTAACCTCGTTCATACGAAGGGCTTCCTCCATTTCAACCAGGATAGTATCCCTATTTTTTGCTGTTACTTGTAGCCCCATGTTATATTTCTCATCAAACCAAATATTTTCATATTCTAATTGATCGAACATATAGTCTAATAAATTGTTTCCTATAGTATTTCTCTCAACTAAAACAGGACATAAATTATAATAGGTACCTTCATTAAAGCAAATACCAGCAAATTCATTTATGGGAGTAGTATTACTATAAAACTCTGCTACTTGCTCACCTGAATAAAGGTCAATAATCTGAAAAGCAGAATAATCCCTCCCTCTTCCAAGAGAAACATCAACAGCCATGAAGTAAGTTGAGTTTGGGTCTGGGTCTTTCCAAATATACATTCTGTTATTATATTTTCTATAAAAATCATCACTTACATTTTCAGTAAGTGATCTTAAAATAGTGCCCTCAATAAAGGTATCACCAGTTCCCAAGAACTCACACTCATATTCCTGTAACCACTTTTTATGACTAATATTAGCTCTAGTAGTTTCTTCCCAATCATCAATGTTTACAGGAGGATCTCTGTCCTCCATTTCTTTATACAACCACTCAAACCCATTTAAACGAAAATACTCAGGATGATCCCTCCAGCTTATTTCAATAGGGTTAAATGCGTTAGCACCTTCTATAGATTTATTCCAAGTGTCATGATACCAGTTACCCATACCATTTACAGTAGAGAGTATAAAGGCCCTACCACCAGTAGAAATGATAGGATAAACAGCAGCCCAAATAGTATCAATATGCTCAATAAAAGCAGCCTCATCAATAATAAGTAAAGAACCTGACAAACCACGACCAGACTGCTTACCAGAAGGTCTAGATTTTATATGAGAATTATTTTCAAGTTTTAAATTATGAGCATTAATAGTTGTGGACTTAGGCTTAATCCACTCAGGAAGCTCGTCATACATAATTTTTATACGATCAAGAACTTCAGTTGATTCAGTATCTCCTACAGAAAGGATAACTACTGTTTGGTGGGACTTAAAACAACAAATCCACAAAGAATAGGCAGCAGCAATAGTAGTACAACCCGCTTGTCTGAATTTACGAAGCATATTGAACCTGTTATTCTCTAATGCATTTATTATCGTTCTTTGAAAAGGATATAAATTAAAATCAACAAGACCTCTAATTGGGTGGACTACCTTGATATAATTACTTATAAAGTATATCGGGTCATTCTTGCACCTTTTATATTCATCAATATACTGATTTTTATTCATGATTTTCGCATTCATATGTACTAGAAGTAAATCTCTTACAAAAACTACTAAAAAATTAGCTTCCTATCTATCTAGAGCTAAAATAGAAACAAAATTTTTAGTTAATCAAAAGTCTATCTTTGGAGGGTACTCATCTGCCTTTAAAAAATTTAATGTACAAGACACAGATATTGTAATAATGTGCCATGATGACATTGAAATATTAACAGATACAGAGGAGTTAAAGGATATTATAGTTACAAACTGTTTTAAACATGATACTGGGTTTATAGGTGTTGCTGGGACTACACACCTATCAGAAGACGCTATTTGGTGGAATCAGCAAATATGGCAACAAGGTAAACACAGAGGGTTTGTATATCACGGAGAGGATAAGTTTAATTGCGAATCCACTTTTTACGGTAGTTGTGGGCAAGTAGTTAGCTTAGATGGCTTATTTTTAGCAGCATCAGGAAAAACCCTAAAAAAGATTGGTTTAGATAAACCAGACTATCTTGAAGGTGATTGGGATTTTTATGATCTTCATTACACAATTACCGCTCATAAGAAAGGTCTTAAAAATTTAGTAGTCCCAATACAATTAGTACATAATTCAAAAGGGGAGCTTACTGGGAGGGATTCTTGGCATAAAAATAGACTAGCTTTTATAAATAAACATCAACTACCTATTTTTGTAGGTTGATTTAGTTTAGCCATTTTCCTTGGTGCAATTGGGCTAGTTCCTTTTTTAATAGCAGAAAGACAGGCTTTTTGCATACTAGTCCTGTGAACAAGTCTTTTTTTCTTCATATAATTATGTATAGGTGATACAATGGATGAAAAAGAAAAAATAGAAAAACTTGAAAAGGATGTTCAGTTTTATAGTAAAAAATACTTTGAACTTAGAGAAGATTATATTAAATTAGAAAAGTCCACTATAAAGTTCAAGATAAAAAAAAGAACTAATAAGTTTTGGTCCATAATGATGGTTTTTCTAAGTTCATCAGAAAATGAGGCAACTTTATGGAAAAGGCTAAGTATGTTCTTTAAAACAATGGGGTCTTGGGCTAGAAATGGATTCAAACTTGAAGAAGAACAAGTGTCATTGGCTAGATTAGAAATCTGTGAAGACTGCCCACATTTAATTAAACCAAATTACCAATGTAAGATGTGTGGATGTATGATGAAAAAGAAAACTAAACTTTCGGGTGCTTCTTGCCCTTTATCAAAGTGGTAACCCACCTCTTAGATTTTTTTAAGTTTTCCCAATAAACTCTAACCTTTTCCTTTTTAGACTTACGAAAAAAATTAGAGTCTTTGTTTCTGTAACTCATTAAAGAACAGACTTTTTAATAGTTCCTGATCCTTTAAGGAAAGATCCTACAGTTTTCAAAGTTCTCCCTAAAACAGTAGTACCACCCCCCTTTAAAGCATACCCCACATTCTTCAGCCCAGGTTTCTTCTCTCCCTTTTTCTTGCCACTGGCATGCTTACCCTTTTTCCTCTTCATCTTCATTTCTACCATCAAATCCAATAACCTTTTTCTAGTTGATTCGTTCATTTTACTACCTTTCCTTTTAGCAGCTTTATAAGCAGCCACACCCTTTTTAGTATATGCGTATTCTTTATTACCAAGTTTAGGCATAACTTACCTCATTTTTTCTAGGAGGCCGACCGCCCCCTCCTTTCTTGCCTCACATGTAATGTCTAGGAAGGTTTTTCATCACTGGACCTGTCTCAGTTACTAAGTTTAACAATCTTTTGTAAGTATTGTTCATAGCTTGTCTTACCTTGTAGGTTTAAAAGTAGGGACCTTTCTATTAGGCGTTGCAGGTCTTTCATCCTCAGGGTCAGTAAATGCCCCAGTAGTCTTTCTGCTACTCATTTTTCTCGCAACCCTCGCCTGCTTTTCGCCTGATTTCGCAAGAACATTCTGAATGGCTGCTCTGCCTCTCAAGGCTTTTGTTGTCTTTGGGTTCGTCCCGAGTCCACCCTCATCATCATGATAATCAGCGATTTTCTTAAGCTCGCTTGCTCTTTTCTCTTTAGGTTCATCCTCCTTTGTACGCTTCTTAATCGCATGAGCAGCCCAAGCTTGTGAAACCTCGTCAGTTCTACCATCGTTTAGTACCAATTCTAATAATCTGTTGTATGTGTTGTTCATAGTAATTTCCTATACCTTATATAGTTATTATAGGTTAATAAACCTAGAAATTCCCTCATATATCCCATACCCAACTCCTGCAACAACCCCTAACAAAACTATAATGTCTGCTAAACTCATCCTGTAAACTGAGAAAGGTGTTCTAAACTTGTCTTTGAAAAATAATGCCCACAAAGGATTCATTTCTTACCTCCTGGTAGATCTTCTTCTTCTTTATGCTGTCCGTTTTCTACTATGCCCTTTAAAATTGTACTCAGGTTTGTTACAACTAAAGTAATAAGCCCAGCCACAACAGCCACATTTGATTCAGGTATAAATTTAATACTTCCAATGAACGCTAATACCAGAATTAGTAAATATAACCCTGCAAACTTAGCGAGGTGCTTAGAAGCAGTCTCCTTAGCACTCTCCTTAATTAAAAGTTCTCTAAATTTAGCATCCGATTCAGCTTGAAGCTTATCAACCTCAACCCTACCTTCAGCTTCTTTAAGCCTTAAAGCAGAATTTACATCAATATACCCTTTTCCGTCTACCATAGGTGATTGTCCCATTATTTACTCCTATACCTTACTTTATATAGAATAAGTAAAACCATTAATATAATTATTTACAAAGAAACTAAAAATGGGAAATTTTTTACACGGAATTTTTTTGGGATGGCGAATATGAGGTTTTTTAAGATAGTTTGGAGTTTAGTTAGAGTTTAGTTAGAGTTTAGTTAGAGTTTAGTTAAAAGTTAATTTGAACTAGTTAAAATAAGTTGTGAGTTTAACATACATGATGTTCCATATATGCGGTACTAAGGAAACGGGACTCCAAGCGTTTCGCGCCTTTTTCCGCTCCACTTTCGTATGGGGGCGACTGCCATTATGGCATGTGGATAACCTGTGGATAGCTGCCATAATGGCATGGTGCGTAAGTCGTTGGTACGCAAGGGCTTAGGGACACTCATTTTCCTGATTTTGTTGTTGATTTTTGGCGCTAAGTAGACGATAATATAGATATGAACGACACCAAAAAGACATACCTCAGGGGCGTAGTATGCTATGCTATAGCTATTGCCTGCTTCCTCTCCATCGTGAGCTTTGGTCAGGCTAGAGACACACCCTACACACCCAAGCAAGAGGCCCTCATGGCTGCTCTCATACAGGTGGAGTCTAGTGGTCGTGACGATGCCGTAGGTGATGGAGGCAAGGCTATAGGCTGTCTCCAGATATGGCAGCCCTATTGGTATGATGCCACAGAGCGTAGTGGTATTGG